GAAAGCGCCGCCGCCGAGGACGTCTGATGCATGGGCTCGCGACAAGCGAATCATGCCGCCGAGCTCGCCCCGGCCCGGGCCGTTCAATCCTGACGTAAACCCCTACATGTGCCCCGTTTCGTGGGCCTTCGCTCAACCTTGCTTTGACCGGGTGACATTCATCACGGCAACGCAGATGGGCAAGTCGGTAACGATGGAAAACGTTATCGGCCATCGGCTGGATGAAGATCCGACGCCGATCATGTACGTCGCGCCAACCGCGCCGCTGCTCAAAGATGCTGTAGTGCCGAAGTTCGACGACATGTTCGCCGAGTGCAAATCGCTCATGGCAAAAATGAACGTGAAGAAATCTACGACGTTCGTGAAGTGGTTTGCGGGGGTAAAGCTGCGTTTCGTTTGGGCCGGATCGCCTTCGGGCCTGTCGGCCGACTCGGCGGGCCTGATCCTGGTCGACGAGGTCGATCGGATCGTCAACACGGGCGAGGGTTCGACGGTGAGCCTGGTCGAGCGTCGAGGCGATGCCTACGACGGCTCGAAGATTGGTTACACGGCCACGCCAACGCACGGCAGGGTGACAAAGCGCCGGCACGAAAAATCAGGCCTCGAGCATTGGGCGGTGGCCTCGGTTAAATCGCTCGGCTCGGCGGTCTGGAAGCTCTGGCAGTCAGGCACGCGCCACGAATGGGCGGTGCCGTGCCCTGAGTGCGGCGAATACTTTATCCCCTGGTCGGGGCTGCTCTGGTGGCCAGGCAAGGGTGAGGAGAGCGAATGTACTCCTGACGAAGCACAGCGAGGCGCTCGCCTCACTTGTGGCGCCAGTGGTTGCCAGATCGAAAGCAAATGGCGCCCATGGATGAACGAGCGCGGTCGCCCTGTTGCACCTGGTCAATCGATCAGCCGCGACGGTGAGGTGACAGGGGTTGCGGACACTGCAGGCTCTACCCACTTCACCTACGCGGCCTCGGGGCTGTGCTCGTTCTCCTCGAAAAAGACATATGGCGCGCTGGCCAAGGATCTATTGGCGGCGCAGCTGTCGGGCGACCCTGCGGATCTGCTGGCCGTTTACAACACCGGATTTGGCGAGTGCTACGCGCAGGCCGGCGACGTGCCGACGTGGGATCAAGTCAAGGCCATGTGCTGGGGTTACCGTGCGGGCGAGCTGCTGCTCGAGCCGCTGAAAATCTATTGCACGGTGGACGTTCAAAAGCGGCGCCTCGTTTACGTTATTCGTGCCTGGTTCGCCGGCATGGGCTCGATGCTCCTCGAGCAGGGCGAGCTGTGGGGCGATACCGACCAGGACGGCGTATGGGATCAGCTCGGCGATCTGATCGACACCGAATACGACGGCCATCCCATCAATATGACCGGGATCGACATCGGTTATCGCGATGACCAGGTCTATCGGTTCATCAACGACGGCAATAAAAACAGGGTGATTGCCCTGCGTGGTCGCGATCGCCTCGACAAGCCGTTCCGGAAAGAGATCGTAGAGGTCGACGCCAAGGGTAAGACGCGCAAGCGAGGCGACGCTCGATGGGCTTTCGACTCGCCGTTCGCGAAGCGCTGGGTGCATAGCCGTTTCAACCGTGAGGACACTCGCACGGGTTGGTGGCTGTTGCACCAGCAAGTAACCGAGGGCTACTGCAAAGAGGTGGTCGGTGAGGAGTGGCGCGAAGCTCAGGGGGCGTTCGTTCAGGTCGGTGAAAACCACGCCCTGGACTGCGAGGCGATGCAATACATCATGGCCCTGCGCGACAAGCTGCAGCGTAGAAAGTCGGGTGCTCTGACCCGCGTGCAGCTTTTTGATGCCGTAAAGGCGGGGCCGCTGGTTGAAGTTGTTGATGACCAGGTCGACGAAGTTGATCCGGATGGCCGGATCGATCAAGTCGACCAGGACGAAGATCGGGAGCCCGAAAAAGCGCCTGCTCGAGCACGAAACCCACGGTCAGCGTCTCCCGCTGAGCCTGTCGCACCTGGTGAGGAGCCGCGCAAAAAGCGGCCTCGATTCAGGGTCAAGAAAGCAACCCGGTAGGGCGCCAGGCGCCCGCCATTTCTGCGAGACACCCAATGGAACCCGCAAACCTACACGCGGGCGATTCGATCGCCTGGTCGCGTGACGTGCCTGCGTTTCCGGCCGCCAGCGGCTGGGCGCTGCATTACGCATTGAATGGGCCAGCTAGCTACTCATTTGAGGCTGCAGCTGCAGTTCCTTACCGGGTCGAGCTGAGCGCGTCGGAAACGGCCGAATGGGTGCCCGGGCTTTATCGCTGGGTGGCCATGGCCATCAACGGGGATCAGCGGGCCACGGTGGCCAGCGGCTTGATACAGGTCGAGCCAAACTGGCAGACCGCCGGCCCTGCAGACATGCGATCGCACGCGACCCGCATGATCGCGCTGATCGAGTTGGCACTCGAAAAGCGCATTCCGAAGGATCAACAAAGTTACGAAATCGACGGTCAGCAGCTCACCAGAATTCCGGTCGAGCGTTTGCGTGAACTGCGGCTGCAGTACCAGCGCGAGCTGGCACAGCTACGCCGGAAAGGTTCGGGCCTGGTGCGTCATTTGCGCGTAGGGGTCTGATCCATGAGTCTTTTAAAGCGAATGGCCTCGGCATTGGCCGGGGGCAAGCCTGCTCCTGTGGCGGCTGCGCGGGTTGAGCCAGATTTAGGGCTCGGCAAGCAGCGTAGTCGTGGTTTCTCGGCGGCCCAGCGTGGTCGCCTGACGCAGAGCTGGGACATGCGCAGCACCAACGCGGACGCTAACCAGGAGATCTACCGCGATCACCACACGCTGCGAGCTCGGGCTCGCGAGCAGTCGATCAATAGCCCGTACGCGAAGCGCTTTTACCGGCTGCTCAAGCAGAACGTAGTCGGGCCTTTCGGTATCGCGCTGCAATCCAAGGCTGTGATGGCCAACGGTGAGCCGAACCGCAAAGCGCGTCGGATGATCGAGCGCGAATGGCGCAAGTTCTGCCGGCGTGGCAACTGCGACGTGACGGGGAAGTACAGCTTTACGACGTTTATGAACCTGTGGCTTGAGAGCCTGGCGCGTGACGGTGAGGTCATGGTGCGGTTGATCCGCAACTGGCCGAACCGTTGGGGGTTTGCGCTGCAGATCCTCGAGATCGATCGCCTCGACCTCGATCTTAACCAGGAGCTGGATAACGGTAATTTGATCCGGATGGGCGTCGAGCAAGACAGCTGGGAACGGCCTGTCGCTTATTGGCTGCTCAAGAATCACCCGGGCGACGTGTACCAGCGTGCCGAGGAGCGTTACGAGCGTGTGCTGGCCACTGAGCTCCTGCACACCTACGAGCCATGGCGAGCGCACCAGTCGCGCGGCTTCACCTGGACGCACGCGGCCGCCGCTGAGTTGCATCACCTGGACGAGTACCGCAACGCGGAGCTGGTCAAGTCTGAAATGCAGGCGAAGGTGACGGGTGTTTACGAACAGGACGCCGAATGGCTGGAGCCGCCAGACGATCCAGACGACGACGTCGACGTCGAGGAGCACCTCGAGGCCGGCACCAACAAGCTCATTCCCTACGGCCTGAAGTACAAGCCGTTGCCGAGCTCGTCGCCGACGCAGTTCGCACCCTTTACAAAACAAGGGCTGCGCGGCGTCGCTGCTGGCTTCGGCCCTAGCTACAACCGCCTTGCGCACGACCTCGAGGGCGTCAGTTTCTCGAGCTTGCGCAGTGGTGAGCTCGACGAGCGCGATTTTTACAAGTCGACGCAGCAATTCGTTATCAGCTCGCTCCTCGAGCCGGTCGGCGACGCGTGGTTATCCATGTCGCTGCTGACCGGCGCTATCCCGCTGCCGCCTCGCAACTTCGAGATCTATTCGGAGCTGTGCTGGATTCCTCGCGGCTGGGATTGGGTCGACCCGCTGAAAGACAGCAAGGCGGCCACGGAAAGCATTACCAACCTCACGAAGTCGATCGGGCACTACGTCCGACAGGCCGGTATTGACCCTGACGACCATTGGGACGAGCTCGAACGGGAAAAAGCCGAGCTTCGGCGCCGTGGGCTGGCTCCCGAATTACCAACCCCACCGGAGCCGCCGAATGTCGCAAAAGCCATCCTTGACGCCCAACTCCTTGCCGAAGATTGAGACGTCGACGGCCTTTCTACATCAGAGCCGAACCCTGGCCAGTGCGCCGCTAAGTCGTTCTCTCGAGATCGATTCGACAACGATCGACAAAGAAAGGCGGACGGTCGAGGCCGCGATCTCGAGTGAGTTACCCGTGCAACGGGAGTTCGGGGTCGAGGTTCTGGATCACTCGCCCGAGTCCATCAACTTAACCCGAATGAAGCGCGCGCCGCTGCTGGATAACCACGACCGTGGCCTGCAGATCGGCGTCGTCGAGGCGTGCTGGCTTGGGCCTGATCGCCGGTTGCGCGCCCGCGTTCGTTTCTCTCGCAATCCGGCGGCCGAGCTGATCTGGCAAGACGTCCTGGACGAGATCCGCGTCAACGTTTCGCTGAGCTACCTCGCTCATTTGATGGTTCCGGAATACGGGCCAAACGGCGAGGAGCGCTACCGAATCATCAGCTGGGAGCCCTACGAAGTTTCCAGCGTTTCCGTACCGGCAGACCCAACCGTCGGCGTCGGCCGTTCCCTTCCCGAAAAGACCCTGATCACAATCAAAGGTAAAAGCATGGACCCTGTAATTGACGAAACCGGCGCCGACCTCAACGACGGCACCAAAGATCAGCAGCGCAGC